GCAAATTGTTCATTTACAAATTCTCTCAATTTAACAGTATTAGTAACATTGTTAATGTATTCTTTTAATACTGATTTTTGTGCTTGAGATAATGTAGAATATTTTTCGTTAAATTTTTCTAATAACATTTTATATGCTAAAATACGTGTACCAGTATCCATTTTACCATACTCTTCTAACACGCGGTCTTTTACTTCTTCAACATTAACTTCTTTACGAGTAATGTGTTCAAGTAATGTTACTTTGTTATCAATAACTTGAGAAGGCTCAATGAATTCTAATGATCCATGAGCTTCAATTAAATTAGATACTGCGGCGTATTGTGAATAGTTAGTAATCTTTGCTTTAAAAAATACTTCGATATCATAATGACTACGAATTTCTTTAATAAGATTATATTTTTCTTTACGTAAAGCCGTTTTATTCAAACGTGAAGATATATCTAATACTGAGTTGATTAATGATTCAGCTTTACCTTCAGATAATGCTTTGCTTGTAATTAATGCTTGATATAATTTGTGTTCTTTAACTAATTCTGTTTTACCAAAGAATTTTTTAACAATACCAATAGCAGCCGAATCTTTACCAGACACAGTGTCTGATGCGATTTGGCGCACTAAAAGTTCAAATAAGATACCAGTATTTTTGTATTTGCTGTGTTTTATTTTCATAGTGTAAGTGTGCACTACCTATAAATATGTAGTTATTATATGCCCTTAATATTATTTTCATTAAGTAATGACGGTTCTTGATCAGGTCCGAACACTATTTCTTTACGTATATTTTTAGGTATAGCCTCAAATAATGCTTTATTTTTATATGCTTCAGCTATTGCTAATGGTGAACCACCTTTTGGTGTACCGTCTTCTCTAGGAAGATTAGGTTCATTAGTTGTATTAGCAGCTGCTCTACCTAATTTATCTTTACCTAATGGGTCTGTTTGGGTGCCTATCATTGATGTTTTTTCTTGTGGGCGACCTACATCACGTTTTTCATCATATCCTGAAGGTATGTTTTGTGTGCCTTGTCCCATTCTACCTTTACCATACAGTGACGCTAGATCATGTGGTGTACCATATGATTTACCAGTTTTAGCTGGGTCATTACCTTCATTCTCAATTTGGCCTAATCTAAATGCACGTTTTTTATCTTCAATAACTAAATCACGATATTCATCATATTGGTCTTCACTGAATTGGAATATTTTATCGTAAATAAAATCTGAAGGCATTAAGTTAGTATCTTGCATTTGTTTAGCTAAGTCAACTTTTTCCTTCCACAATGCAATTTTCTCCTGCTCAAATATGATTGATGGAGTAGTTAATGATAATTCAAAATTTGTTAATGCAGCCCCATCATATCCTTGAACATATAAATGAACCAAAGCCATTTTATATAATTCAGATAGTATAATACGTTGTAAACGTTCAACTGTACGAGCAAAACGAATATCTTCAGAAGCCAATGTAGCTTTACCACTTAAATCTTTTTCAAATCCAAAGTATGCTTTAGGCACCTTAAGAGCAGCTAACATCTCATCACGTAAGAAATTTACGTCATCAATTGCATTATATTCTAATCCTTTAATTGTGTCGATTTTTGTTGATGCTCTATCACCACGAGTAGGAAGATAATAATCTTCCATCATGTTCATTAGATTATAACGAAGATTATATTCACCTGTTTGATTATCAACATAAGGTGTTTTTTTCATCTTCTGCATCAAACGTTGCATGTATGCATCTACCTCATTTGGAGGAATATTACCTACATCAATTGTGAATACACGTTTTTCTGGGGCACGTGTGATACGATGCAACATCATTGCATCTTTCATCAACACATACTGCTTGTAAGTTTTACGAGCAGGCTCTATAAACGAGCGCCCGTAAGGCAAGTAGTTAGCGTCAGTTAATAGCCTAAAATGCGCTATTTCATAGTTTTCAAATTTAATTTTACCATCTCTATCTTTAACACGATTTGATACACCACCAGACGCAATAACTGTTGGATCAATTTTAAATGTTACTGCAGATGGATTAGTTGGGTCTTGTCCTTCTTCACGAACCATATCATAAACTGACAATGGTATTACTGAATACACACCAAACTTTTCAGCAATTTCCATATGTAAATAGAAATCACCATATTTGCACATGTTACGAGTCCATAACCATAAGTTAAACTCAATGTTTAATATATCGTAAAATAAGTTATATAATACTTTTTGAATATTTTCATCAGCACTTTTAATCTGTAATACTTCACCAAATTCATTTTTTAATGTAGATTCATCAGCTAAAATATCTAATGCTGATGCAATGATTGATTCTGTATCCATTGCTTCATAATCAGTATATAACTGAATACGAAGTGTTTGGTAGTTCATTGTTGGGTTGTACGGCATATTAGCTCCGTAGCGGTGCAACTTAGTAAATCTGTCTATTAATGCGTTTGTCTTAACATTACCAAAGGCTTGGATTTTATCAACATCTGTAACCTTTAATTGATTCCCACCAACGTTTCTAATGATTACGTCTGTATTGAACAAACGAGTTAATCTAGTAAATAACCCTGGTCCGTTATTGTTTAATTCAGCCATTTTGTATTTTTATTATATGTATAAATATTTGCTACCCAAGTACCCATGCTATGTCTTCAAACTGTCCATGTCCATCACTTATCATGTATGGATTGGATTGTCCGCTTGGTAACATAGGTCCTTGGTAAGAACCTTCTCCACCTGTTTTAATAATACCATCCACTGCTGCTCTAGTTAATTTCATCCCTTGTTCATGAAACTTCATAGCAGTATCTCTAGTAAATAATCCCATTCCTAAAGCCATTACCAAGTCATCATTATATCCATTTTGCGCTTGTGCTTTACCATGCATCCAAATGAATACACGTAATTCCTCTAACAAACGTTTTGAATGAAAGGTAAACTGTCTATCTCGAATATACGCCTCCATTTTGGAGATAACAAGTGGTCTTGTCTTAGCTGATGTAGTAAATCCAGGAACTGTTTGTTCTTTATCCATTTTATCCATCCACTTATCCATGCTTAATTCACCATAAGCACGAGGTGAATAATATAAATTAGGATAACCTTTTTCTATTATTGTGTTAACAACATCCCACCCAATGTTAGCATTTTCTACTACAAGAAGAGCGTTATTATACTCAGTAGCAACAGATACCAACATATTTCCAAAAGTACGTGTATCCACTTGCGATTTATATTCAGCCACTTGCTCACACGTTGTAGCATCGATGACGTGAAACGCAGAATAGTCCGAACCATCGCCGCGAGCAACATCAGCACAAACCAAGTACTGTTTACTATAATCAGCGTACTGCCAAATCCAAAAATCACCACCCATGAACCTACGTTCAACAGGATCTTGTATAAATGTCTGTTCATAAAAAGATAATGTATCGGGTTCTACAACTGAATTGCCTGAGCCTAAAAAGTCACAATCATACTCTTGAGAAAACTCACGAGGTGACATGTTTGTTCTTTCTCTTTGTTCCCAAGCCTCATCTCTATCAGGGTGTAAATCCCATTTTAATTTAATTGCTTTAAAGTCATTCTTTCCAATCTCAGCCTCAGTATACATTTTATGAAACCAGTTACCAACACCATTTGGAGATGATAATGCAATCATCCCTCCACCCGTTGCAATGGTTGGTTTAATACTTGTATAAATTCTATCAATCCCTTCAATAAACGCGGCCTCATCCACTAACAATAACGATACTGCATACGATCTACCTGCATCTGATGCAGCTGATGTAGCAACTATACGAGAGTTATTAGCAAGTTGAAATGACAATTTATTATTTGCCATTGGTTTTATGTTACCTTTTAACCAAGAGGGTAAATTTTCGTACATAAACTGTACCTTCTCTACCATACCTCGTGCTGTTTCTTGTTTTGTTGCAATACAAAGTATAGTTTTATCCTTATTAAACAACATCAACCATAAAGAATAACCTGCTACTAAAGTAGAGATACCTAACTGGCGTGATTTATTTATTATAGTAAATCTTTCATTTCTAAAATCATTTAATACTTCTTCTTGAAATGGGTATAAATGAAATAATACTCTACCTTTAGTGGTATGGGTAATGTAACAATATTTTCTAAAGAAATGTATAGGATCTGTAGCACATTTAATATATTCCGCCTTAATTATTTCTTTAATGTTTGCTTGACTCATGTATATAAATATATAAAAAAAGGCCTAACCTTACGGCTAGACCTAATTATGTGGGGGCGTGTGATTTTATTTTGCAATCATCAAATATACTAATCCACCAACTACTACACCAGCTCCAATTTTAGTAATTTTATTCTTAAATTTAAGCTTTTGATTTTGTAAGTATAATGATTGATATTGATTTTTCCAATCTTTAATTTGGGTATCTTGATTGGTCATTATGTTTTTATATGTACCTTCTTTCTTAATATAAACAGCAATAACGCTATCTTTACCTGTTACTCTAGCTTCAGTTAATGCAATAACACTATCTTTAATAGTAATAATTTGCTTTGCACCATCTAATTCTGCTAAATCTTTAGCTGTAGCTAATAATACTGGTTGTGCTACTGGTAGTTTATTTGTAATTGTATCTTTAGGATAACGAGTATTAAAATAAGATACTAATTCGTGATCTTTTAAATTGGCAATTTTTGCTTTATTAATATCAACTGTTTCAATAACTTTAATAACTTTACCTTTAGCATGTTTAACTTTATCAGTTAAAACATTATCAACGTATACTAA